CATGCCGAATGGCTATGTCATCTTCAGCACGACTGGGGGTAATACTCAGCCACTCATCGCCGTCGACCCGAACTCACTGCAGCCTGTCGGCACCTTCGGGGTTACGAGCAATGACCTGGGCACGAGCCCAACAGGGTTTGAGGCCGCCAGCCACCTCGGCAAGTGTAGTTGGGTTAAGACGGGAGGTGGTCAGGTGTACTACCTGCATGGCTCACTGTTCAATTCCGTTGGCCTACTGGATGTCACGAATGGTCAGATGAACTACGTCTGGGACAACGAGACAGCAGGCTTCACCATATCTGAGAGCCGGGTCAAAGGCACGTGTGCTGGCGCGACTGGTACCACCTTCGGTGAGGCGTACGTCATGGTGGGGCCGCGCTACGCCACTCTAGAGACCGGTGACGTCCGGATCTTCAAGCTCACGGTGAACAATGGGGCCACGTATGATGCGAATTCCCTCACCTTCACTGGCACCTCCGCGGCAAACGTGGTCACCCTCTCACCGAATGATATAATCCCGGGAGAGGTGGAGCTTGGCAACTGCCTCGGCCCGATCTACGACGAGACCGACGACACAATCATGATCCAGGCCCAGGCCGGCAGCGATCTCAATGAGTACTGGATGCTGAAGATCGACCCGTCCGACGGGTCGATCCTCTGGCGTACCGAGATCACCGATACGGGGGTCCCAATACGCAATAGTATAATGGGCTGGAACCACGGGCGGATCGTGAACGGTACCTATGGTCAGATGTCGGGCGTTGACAGCTTCGCGCTCCGCACGTCTGACGGCGAGATCGTATTCACGGCCTCAGACTGGACTAGAGGCTATACCTCCTCTGGAGCAGGCTGGTGGGACGGTAAGACGAATACCTTCATCGGCTATGACGCTCCCAGTGATATAGTCAAGTGGCTCTTCTTCCGGGGAGATGGCCAGGGCGACGCCCTGTCTGACGTCGTGACCGACATCTGCGCCGAGGTGGGACTAGCCGCGTCTGACATTGACGTGACGGAGCTGGCGGCTCTCACCGTGCCAGGATATACGATCGGCCGGCAAGTCACCGCGCGTTCGGCGATCGAGCAGCTCGCGTCCATATACTTCTTTGACGGCGTGGAGAGTGACTACACCCTGAAGTTCACTCTCCGTGATGGCAAGTCCTCATCGGCGAGTATCGTGCAGGACGATCTGGCTGCGATCGATAACGAGACGGGGGAGTTCATCCGTGAGATCCGCATCCAGGAAGTGGAGCTGCCTCGTCGGTTCACGCTCACCTATATGTCGTCGGAGAACGACTACCAGCAGCAGGCGCACAGTTCACAGCGGGTCGTCGGTCCATCGGCCTTCCAGACCTCATACTCTGATAACGCGATCAACCTGCCAGTTCCTATCGTTCTTGACAGCGATACCGCGAAGCAGACTGTGGAGAAGGCGCTCATCTCCTCCTGGACGGAGCGTGTCTCGATCGCATCGCGTCTGTCGTGGGAATTTATCTCCCTTGATCCGAATGACGTGGTCACAATAACGCTGGATAGCGGGACTGTCTATCGGGTGCGGCTGACGCAGACGGACATTGGGCTTGACTTCGCCATGGACCTCTCAGCGCTGGCTGAAGATGCCGCGCAGTACACCTCTACGGTCACAGGAGATAGTGGCACCGGCCCGCTGGTACAGGAATTCCTGTCCGAGCTGACGACGAAGCTGATCGTGCTCTGCAGCCCTCTGCTGCGGGATAGCCACGACGTGAGCCGCGTCAACTCAAAGGTCTATACCTTCATGGGCGGGTATGGCCAACCGGGCTGGAACGCCGCGACCCTCTTCCGGTCCAGTGACAACGTCTCATGGGATGAAGCAGGATCGAACGTCGCAGAGATGACCTGGGGCACCTGCTCAACCGCTCTCGGCGACACGGACCTCCCGTACCAGACCGACAATACCAACACCGTCACCGTGTTCCTCAGCACGAATACGGACGCAGGCCTCGACAGCATCACCAGCACAGAGATGCTCAACGGCGGCAACGCCGCCGCGATCATCTCGGCCGACGGACGGGTGGAGATCTTCCAGTTCCAGACGGCTAGCCTCAATACGGACGGGTCCTACACCCTGTCCGTCCTGCTGCGGGGACGCAGAGGCACAGAGAGCTTCACGGGCATCCACGCGGTGGGAGATATATTCCTCCTGCTAGAAGATGCGCCCGCGGATCAGGTCAACCTCTCCCTGGCCGAGGTGGACACGACCCTGTACTATCGGGCCGTCACGTCCGGCACCATGTTTGAGGACGCGGACAATACCTCCAAGGCCTCACCGGGCCGAGATCTCATGCCCTACCGTCCTGTGCAGCTCGATCTGACCTCGGGCACCTGGGGATCCGACGTGGTCCTGGAGTGGGTGCGGCAGACACGCATCGGCGGCTTCGGTCTGGTAGATGGCACGGACGACGTGCCCCTGGCCGAGGACAGTGAGGAGTACGAGATCGAAATATACACACCAGGTGGAACGCTGGTTCGTACCTATACCGGTTTGGCGTCGAACGCGGCGACCTATTCATCCGGCGACCAGACGACGGACAGCTCCTCCTGGACAGGCTTCCAGGATGAGACGGCGAACCTGCTCACGAACGCCAGCTTCGAGACGCTGACCACGAATGCGGGCGGAGCTTTCGCCGGCTGGACCGTGGAGACCGGCTCGAGCGCCGTGGCGATCCTCACCGGAGCTGACGGCAGCATAATCGGCGCCCAGGACGGGGACAACTACATGTCCTTCGCTGAGGCGACCGATCAGGCTGCGGTCGAGGTGAACCAGACGATTGACATCTCGGTGATGGCGGACATCATCGACCAGGGCAATCTGCAGATCCGCGGCGGAGTGTACATCAACAGCGACACGACGGACACGGACACGGGCCGGATCGACCTGGTCTGGCTAGATGCGGATGACAATGTGCTGCAGACAGACAGCGGCATGGACACCGCACCGACCTCCGGCAGCTGGACGCAGATCACCACAACCGGGACGGCACCGAACAACGCACGGCAGCTCCGGGTCGAGCTGCACGGCACAAGGAACAACGGCACCGCACTGAACGTCGCCATGGATACTGTGACGCTCGAGATTGATGAGGGGACCAAGCAGTTCCTGCACTTCAAGGTCTACCAGGTCTCGGCCCAGGTGGGCAGGGGCTTCCCGAGCGTGACCGGTGTGGTAGACGTAGGAGTATAACCATGAGGACAGACCTATGAGCAACAACCTGGGGCTGACGCAGCTGACCGCGACGCAGACCGACAAGACGACCACGATCAACGACCAGGCCGGCGAGATCGACGCCGCCCTGACGGAGATCCTTTCTGTGGACTTGACGTCTGGCAATGTGACACTGACGTCGGACGAGTACACAGAGAACCTCGCCTACGAGGTGACGGCCACCGTGGCGAGCCGGAGCGTGACCGTCCCGGCCTCCAAGAAGATGAGCATATTCCGCTCACCGTCGACCAACACGGAGGACTTCACCGTCGAGCGGGGCTCTGGGTCCGTGACGGTGCAGCCCGACCAGACCGTCCTCGTCTACACCGACGGGACGACGAACGGCATCTTCGACCTGTCCAGCTCGGTCACGACGACCGACGTGGTGGACTGGCTCGACAGCGTGAGGGTGGCGACGACCGCGGCCGGCACGCTCGCCACGAGCTTCGAGAACGGTGACACGATCGACGGCGTGGTCCTGTCTACGGGAGACCGTATCCTCATCAAGGACCAGGTGGCCGGCGCGGAGAACGGCATCTACACGGTCAACGCCTCCGGGGCGCCGACGAGAGCAGAAGACGCGGACGTGACCGGCGACCTGACGACCGGCTCCGCAGTCTACATCGAGGAGGGCACGGCGAACGCCACGCAGGTATTCTTCCTGTCGACGACGGGCACAATCACGATCGGATCCACAGCACAGGTCTGGGCATCGATCAACCCGATCGGCAACCGGCCGTACGACTTCGGCGGCTTCACCGGCGGCGTGCCTGGGACGAACACCATCATCATGCGTTTCCTGGCGTCTCGGGCCTTCACCCTACCAACGAGCCTATCTGATAGTGCCGGACATGCCGGCACCGGTCCGTCGGCTCAGACGGACTTCGACATCCAGGTGAACGGCGTGAGCCAGGGCACCATGCGCTTCGCGATCGCGGCCACGACGGCGACCTTCATCTTCGCCTCGGACGTGAGCGTCGCGGCCGGCGACCGGGTGGACATCGTCTCCCCGGGCACCGTGAACAGTATCGCCGACGTCTCGTACACGCTCGGAGGGCTTCGCTGATGGCCCTGATCTACGCAGACAGCTTCGACGGGTATGCTGCCACAGCTGACCTGCTTAGCACTGGACGTTGGGATGGCGATACCGGCGTGGTACTGGAGACCACCGGCGGAGCGTTCGGCGGGAACTGTGTGTCGTTCGACGACGACAGTGACACACTCTTCAAGTTACTACCCGCCAGTCCATCCGGCGTGGAGATCCGCATCGCCTTCTGGGTCAAGATCGCGAGCGGCAGCATATTCGCGGGAGACTTCCTGCAGCTCAGGTCGACCCAGGGTGGGCTCTTGGCATGGAACCTCGGGTTCTCAACGACGGACCTGTGGCTGACCCTGTCTTCCTTCGACGATAGCCTATTTCCAGCCACGGAGGTAACAGGGTCGACTGACATCGACGATGACCAGTGGCACCACATCGAGATATACTTCAAGGCAGGGGACGGGACCGACGGGGCCTACAAGGCCATAATCGACGGGATTACTGAGTTCGAGAATACTGGAACTGACACGAATAATGCGGTCACTGCGGCAGACTTCGCCAAGCTGGATCTACTCACTATTCCGGGGCGTAACTTGACCGCAGACGGCTGGCTCATAGACGATCTGGTCATCTGGGATGACAGCGGCTCGGACTTCACTGGGGAGCTTGGCCAGCATCGCATGGAGGCCCTGACGCCAACCGCGGAGGGCGCGGCAGACCAGTTCACTCCATCGGCCGGGGTCGACAACTCGGCCATGGTAGACGATGCGTCGCCGGACGGCGACAGCACCTACGTGGAGAGCTCCACCACCGGACACGAGGACTTCTATGAGTTCACGGACATGGCGACGGCGCCGACGGGGATATTCGGTGTATATGTGACGGCGGTGCTCAGGGTCCCGGACTTCGGCACCCAAGACTTCAGGCTGAAGTCCAGGCAGAGCGCTAGCGAGGGCGACGGCGCCACGCAGACGTTGGAGGGTATGAATTATCAAGCTGTCCATGAGTTCTTCGCCCAGGACCCGGACAGCGTAGCAGACTGGAACACGGCCGGCGTGGGCACGGCGCAATTCGGAATTGAGGTGATGTGATGGCTCTAATCCTGGCAGACGGCTTCGACACCTACGCGGCCTCGGCGGACTACGTCGGCAGCAATAGGTGGGATAGCGACAGCGGCGCAACCTACTTCGGCACGGGCAGCCCGTTCAATGGTAAGTACATCCAATTCGATGACGACAGCGATGAGATCGTCAAGCAGTTCTCTGGTGGCACCATCGGGAGCAGCACCATCCGCATCGCCTTCTGGTTCCGCGGCGCAGCTGGGGTCTTCGATACCCAGATCATAAGGCTCACCGCGACGAGCGATGGCACGCTCAACTGGGGCATCGGCATCAACTCGAACAGCCAGTTGTATGTGACCGAGTTCGACGACAGCTCCACCACAGCGTTGCGTACCGCTAAGAAAGAGGTGGACGACGGAAACTGGCACCACGTGGAGGTGAGGTTCACATCGGGGGACAGCACGGCCGGCGCGATCGAGATGTGGATCGATGGCAAGAAGTACATAAGCGACACGGCCATGGACACGAACGTGGCCACGACCGCGGCTGACTTCCAGAACTTCGACACCATCAACATCCGGGGCCGGAACCTGGTCACCAACGGATGCGAGATCGACGACCTTATAGTATGGGACGATCAGGGCACGACGTTCACGGGCCAGCTCGGACAGCACCGCATCGAGACCGTCTACCCGAATGGCGACAGCGCGGTGGCCTTCACTCGGAGCGGCGGCACGACCAACTACGAGAACGTGGACGAGACCACATCGGACGGCGACACCTCGTACGTGGAGAGCTCGACGACGACCCATGAGGACTTCTATGACTTCGCGGCCATGACCACCTCTCCGACGACCATCGAGGGCGTCATCGTGAGCGCGCTCATACGGAACACGGACGTCGGGTCCAAGAGCATGCGGCTCAAGTCTGAGCAGAGCGCCTCCGAGGGCAACGGTACGACGCACGCAATCGACCACACGGGCTACGACCTCTACCAGGAGTTCTTCCACCAGGATCCCAACTCTGCAGTGGCCTGGACGACCGGAGGCTTCGCGACGGCTGCATTCGGCGTGGAGGTGATGTAGCATGGTCGATACAGTTCGCGTCACCCAGCACGTTGCTGAGATCCCGATAACCGGCGGCAATATAGGCTTGGGCACCGCCCAGACCATACGCCTGACCCAGATGATTGCGGAAGTTGTCGGAACCGGTGGGGGCGGCAGCGATGCAGTTCGCATGACCCAGATCGTCGTGGAGACGATCCAGACAGAAGCAGAAGGAGCGACGCTTAAGGCGGGGATCGATAGGGTCAACGTCATACCGTCGAGCATAAGCTGATGACATACATACTAGGAAACAGAAGCCGCACCGAGCTCGAGGGCGTCCATCCGGATCTCATCGCAGTGGTCCGGCGCGCGATTGAGCTCACGCCCGTGGACTTCTCTGTCCACGATGGTATTCGCACTCGAGCTGAGCAGCAGGAGCTGGTCGATCGCGGCGCATCCCGAACCATGAATTCGCGGCACATCACGGGGCATGCGGTTGATCTCGTGCCCTACATCAACGGCCGTCTTCGTTGGGAATGGGAGCCGATCTATGGTATCGCCGAGGCGGTGCGTCAGGCGGCCGACGAGCTGAACGTCCACATCAGGTGGGGCGGGTGCTGGAAGATATTCACTTCCGGCGAATACGCCTCGACGCCTGTTCGACAGCTGGTCGAGGACTACGTGGCTCGGCGCCGTGCCCAGGGCAGATCGGCATTCATTGATGGCCCTCACTATGAGCTGCCTAGGAACCTCTACCCATGAAACAGATAACCAAGCACGAGCTAGACGTCGGTCGACGCCTAGAGCGGCGGAGATACGCCCGCATCAGTTTCGCCCTTATCGTGGCGAACAGCATCATCATCACGTCCGTCCTGCTTTTGAGCTCTGACCGGCAGGTGGTCGCGGAGGCGCTTGCCACAGCCGCGCCGCTAATCACGGGCATGCTCGGCGTCTTCACCGCCGTCATCCTTGGCTACCTTGGGGTATCGGCGGCCGAACGCATCTGGCATCCGAGCGAGCAACTCACCGAGCAGCAACGCCGGAACCTTAGGGCCGCTGAACTGCGCGCTGAACGCAGGCGCCGTCGCTCTGGAAGCGAAGATGATGATGAACCACCGGTGACGGGTTACGCATAGGAGACAGGCATGATAGGCTTCTTACTTGGGAATTGGAAAGCGATGGTCTTCGGGCTGGCTGCGCTGGCGATCGTCACCACGATCGGGCTGGCGTATCGTCACTACACAGGCTTGCTTGACACCGTCGCCACGTTACAAACGAATAATGAGCTGCTCACGGCTGCGGTCGACGAGCAGAACAACACAATCGACGCCCAGCAGGACGCGATCGAGGAGTGGCAGACCAGCCAGGATGATCTTCTGGCCAGGGTCGAAGAACTCCAGCAGGTCGCTATTGACGCTGGTGCAGAGGTGAGAAGGCTGAATGGCATATTTGCAAGACATGATCTCACGGAGCTGGCTCGGCAACGGCCAGGGCTTATTGAGAACCGCATCAATGACGGCACTGATCGCATTGGCCGGATGCTCCACTGTGCCACCGGTGCTGAGCGTGAGGACTGCGCCGGTCGAGATTGAGCGGCCAGACGAACGCCCTCCCCTACCAAACCCGGCCCCGATCGAAGAGCCACGCGAGATCGAGTGGAAGGTCCTGACGCCCGAGACGCTGCCGGTCACTGACGACTGGGTATTCTTCGGGCTCTCTCCTGAAGACTACGAGGACCTCTCAACAAATACGGCCGAGCTACTGCGCTGGATCCAAGAGGCGCAATGGCGTCTCCAATACTATCGCGGCGAGGACAATCAATCCCAGGAAGAGGAAGAGTAAATGCAAGACCGCGTTGTCCAGCTGACCGAAGCACAACTCAAAGACCTAATGGAAGACGCCGTGAACGACGCCCTGCTCAAGCTGGGCGTCGACTCCCAGAACCCCATCGAGATGCAGAAAGACTTCCAGCACCTTCGTGAGTGGCGTGAAGCCACCGCGGCCATGCAGAAGCGTGGCCTGCTAGTAGTGGTCGGGGTCATCGTAACAGGGGGCTGCGCGGCCTTGTGGCTTGGGCTAAAAGGAATGATACTCGGACAGTAGCATAGGAGAATAGTACATGCCAAAAGCGGCCCTCACAGACGAACAACTCACCGAGGCCGTGGAGGCCTACTACGAGCACGGCGGCAACGTGTCGGAAGCGGCTCGGTCCCTGGACCTGAAGCGCTCCACCTACAACGACCGGCTCACCGCGGCTCAGCAGCGTCTGGGCATCAGGCTCGGCAAGGTCGTCGATGGCAAGATCGAGATGGCCGAGAGCGTCAAGAGGCGCCTGCCACGACGCGGTCACATCAAGCGCTACATTCTCACCTCCATTCAGAACAACACCCACCTCCATCCGGGCTTCAACAACCTGCTCGCCCTGGTCGATTACTTCGACAACCTGGACAACGGCTCGTGCGAGCTGCTGATCGGAACTTACTCCTACCAGCTCGGAGCCTACGGACCGAAAGCAGTCAAGCGCGGCAAAGCCGTCCGGGATACGTCTGAGCTCTGGTACGCGCCGGAAGCTGAGCCATATATCATGGATGAGAGCGTCGAGCTGGCTCCCGGCCTGGTCTGGTGCGGAGAGCAGAATATCCTGCCGACAACCCGCCACCCCCTGACCGCCTTCGAGGACTACAACGGCAGGAAGTCGAATATCGTCCCGCATTCCAAGATCGCGATGGAGAGCGTCGCGTCCATGGCGGATGAGGCGACCAAGTTCAACTACTCAACCGGCACCGTCACCCAACGGAACTACATCCAGAAGCGCGCAGGGATCCTGGCCGAGCAAAAGCATAGCTACGGGGCTCTCATCGCGGAGGTCGACTGGAACGGCAACTGGTTCGTGCGCCAGCTTCATATTGACGAAGACGATGCGATCATGGACGTTGGGCCAGAAGGCGCCCCCGGTCTGTACGTGCAAGCAGGTCAAGTTCACGAAGAGCATGTCGCGGAAGGGATCAACTGGGGCGATACTCACGCATCGGAGCTCGAGCTCTGGATCCGAGAACTGGCCTGGGGAAAAGGCGGGATGCTAGACACCCTTCGCCCTCCATACCAGTTCATGAACGACCTCTTCTCAATGAGGTCGAGAAGTCACCACGAGATGAGGAACTTCCACCGGACCTACGCCAAGCATATCGAGGGCGAGGAAACTGTCGAGGAAGAGATCGAGATCACCACCGACTTCACGAATGAGGCAGACCGGGACTGGTGTGAGATGATCGTCGTGCCGTCCAACCACGATCGGCACCTGGAGCAGTGGCTCAACGAGGCCGACTTCCGGCTAGATCCGGTCAACGCCAAATACTTCTGCTGGCTGCAGTTCCACGTTCTCGACGCCATGGACGAGGGCGACAAGGACTTCAACGTCCTCGAGTTCGCCATGAACGAAGCAGGCCTGAATGAAGGGATCCGTTTCCTGTCTCAAGACGAGGGTTACATCCTGGTCGGAGTGGAGAATGGGTTGCACGGCGACCTCGGGCCAAATGGCTCAAGAGGATCCACGCGGGCTCTGACCAAATTGGGTCGCCCTGTCAACAAAGGGCATGACCACACAGCGGCCATCCGCGATCAGATCTATTCTGCTGGAGCTTGCTCTCTCAGCTTCCCATACATGAAAGGCCCGAACTCGCATTCGGTAAGTCACATCGTGACCTACCGAAACGGCAAGCGGGCAATCATTACTATGTGGTCCAATAAGTGGCGGGCTTAGATGCCCATTTGCGTCTCAGCCCACCGGACGAATTTTCCCATCTCATCCCCAAAGGGAATGCCAAAGTCCGATGCGGCCTGCTTGAGGCTTGAGAGGTATCCGTCTTCGTGCTCCATATATTCAAAGGCACGTTGAAGGGCTTTTTGATATTGGTCTGACATATCTGTCTCCTGTCGTTCGTTCCAATAGATATAGTATACCCCATCTCCCAGCGAATGTACAGCAAAAAGAGGGGTATTTTTCGCTGGTAGTACTCCATTAACCAGGCGCACTTTTTTCCCAGTTTGGGCTCATTTTCCTATGTACAAACGCTGGGAAACGCCCTATATTATATGTATTGAAACGAACGACAGGAGACAGTTCAATGCCACAGATAACCCTCAAGAAGAAGCAGCTCGACGAGTTTGCTGCCTTCATCCGGAAGCACGACGTCAAGAAGTGGTTCCTTGCAAAAGACCAAGGTGCATACGTTGGAGCATGCGGCGGTTCCCAAGAAGATGGAACGTTTGAGAATATCCTCTTCTACTTTAATGGCTGCAACCCCAACACTGATGAAGACTTTTGGGAAAACGGTCAAGCCAAGTTTGGCGGAGACGATTTTGGTGAGCAGTTCCCCGTGGACGTGATCCTCGATCTTGCTGACGATCCGCTGACAACCAAGATGGTCGTGAATGTGGGTAAGACATCCATCTCCATGAAGTCTTGGGCTCGTAAGGCTCCAGCCCCTCAAGCTCCGAAGGCTCCGAAGGCCCCCAAGCCAAAGGCCCCTAAGAACGTCCAGAAAATGACGAAGGGCGAACAGATCCGTCAGCTCCTCGCTGAGGGTGTCGACGTCGATACGATCGTCGGAATGGTCGGCACCACGGCCAACAGCGTCCGGTGGCACAAGTCCAAGATGATGAAGGAAGCTGCATGAAGTACACAGTCGTCGTGACGAAACGCGGTGGAGCACTGAGGAGAGCAGCAAATCTGCTCTCTGAGGTGCTCACCGGTATCTGCGTGCTGTTCATTCTCGCACTTATCGTGCTCTGAATAGCCCAAATCACAAGAATGAGCAAGGCCAGACGTCTTCGGTGACGTCTGGCCTTGTGCGTATGGACTAGAGGCTCACCGAAAGGTCAGCCACAATCCTTTTGTCCAGTCTCTGGGTCCCAAAAACAGGCCTCCCCCTGAGGTTTTTCCTCATCGACTTTGCCCATGAGAATGCCCATCCGTTTCCCATCCTTGTTGAATGTGGTGCAGCCTTTGCACCCTCTATCAAAGGCGTCAGTGTAGAGACCTTTGAAGTCGTCCCACGCCATGGACTTGTCCATGTTTATGGTCTTCGAGACGGCGCTGTCGACCAGGGTGGCCGCGGCAGCGAGAACGTCCAAGTGCTCCTGGGCCGTCACCTCGTGGGCCAGCTTGCCCCTCACCCCGAACTCCCTGAAGCCATAGTCCGAGACGTCGACCGTGATCTTGCCCTCCGGCATGATGACCTCACGCCTCCCCTCGTACTCGAAGACCGGCTCGATCCCGCTGGACACGTAGTCGGCGCAGAACGAGATGGTTCCGGTCGGGGCGATCGATGTCAGGTGACTGTTCCGCAGGCCATACTTGCGGATGCCGTGCCGGACTTTGGCCGAGAGGGTCTTGGCATGCTCGCCCGCCAGGAACAGGTCGGCATCGAATTTGGGGAACGATCCCTTCTCGGCGGCCAGGGTGATGCTTGCCAGGTAGGCCTCTTCCCGGAGCTCCTCCAGGACCTTGAGCTCGAAGTCGATGAAGTCGGCCGAGCCATAAGGGAAGCCGAGAGCCTCGGCTGCGTTCGCCAGACCTGTAATCCCGAGGCCCATGCGGCGCTTGGCCATGGCCTCCATCTTCTGCTGGAGAAGTGGATACTTGGCCCGGTCGACCACGTTGTCCATGGCACGGACCACCGGGGAGATGTCTGCCCGGAACTGCTCCCAGTCGAATTCGTATTCAAGCAGGCTGGCCCTTTTGATGTAGCGGACCAGGTTGAACGAGCCCAGGAGGCAGGCGCCGAACGGGGGAAGAGGCTGCTCGCCGCACGGGTTGGTCGCGGCCAGCACTTCACAGTACCAGAGATTGTTGTGCCGGTTGATGGTATCAATGAAGAGCACGCCTGGTTCCGCCCAGTCGTAGGTTGCCCGCATTATCATCTCCCACAGGGCAACTGGGTCCACCTCCTTGTAGACGCGGCCTCCCCACTTCAACTGGAATGGGCGTTGGGTATAGAGGCATTCCATGAATTCGTCCGTGATACCGATCGACAGGTTGAAGCCCTCCAATACGCCGGCCTTCTGCTTCCTCAGGATGAAGGCCTCAATATCAGGGTGGTCGACCCTCAGCACTCCCATCTGGGCACCTCGGCGATTGCCGGCCGAGCTGGTCGCTTTGCAGACCGCGTCGTATATTGGAAGGAAAGCCATGGGGCCGTCGGTCGTGGACATGACGCCGCGGATCAGATCACCCGCAGGACGGAGGGTCGAGAAGTCGTAGCCGATGCCGCCTCCCATCCGCATGGTCTGCGCGGCTTCGGCGGCGCGCTGCATGATTGATCCCTCGCCGTCGACGAAACTGTCCGCGATGGTACCTGAGACGAAGCAATTGTACGGGGTGACCATCTTGGGAGCACCCATTGAGCCTTGCACTCGGCCTGCTGGCATGAAGCGCATGTCCAGGCCGATCGCACGGAGCTGATGAAAGTGATCGTCGTCATCTTTCATGGCACTCGACCAGCGTGTGACTGCCTCCTCGAAGTTCTCGTCTGGTAGTCGATACTTCTCAGCATGGAGGCTGTCTGAAAATTGCAAAGCAGGGCCGTAGTGAGGCGCCATGGCGGTCTCCCTTTATTCATGTCTTATCAATGGAAAAGCCCGGGCCGATTAAGCCCGAGCGAAGAAGACCACTGTGGCGCGTTTAGTTAGTGCTCTGAGCCGACGTATAGCTCGTCCATGCAGTGAAGGCATTCTTCAACGGCATCCGGATCTATGGGAATGCAGGTGGTGTTGGTGTCAACGTTCCAGCCTTTGACGACCTGGACGTGTCGCTTAGCGTGCCATGCGCGCTTTGCCCATACGAGTACTTGCCCATCGGGAGACGAGACGACGAACGGCTTGTCCGGCATCAAGTCTAAATCTCGCCAAGCCATTACAGCACGCTGGCCTGGTAGTCAGCGCGAAGCTGGCGCATGTGTTCGGCCTCCTCGGCGGCCTCCTTGGCGCACTCTTCGCATAGGCCATCGTCATTCAGGTCTGCGTAGTCCGGAGTTCGGAGCTCGCAACCATCGCAGCCGTACAGGTCTTCGTCACAGTATGGAACTTCGTCGATATAGACGATCAACTCTGTGAGGCCCTCGTCCACGAGGTCCTTCAGCATCTCCGCATCAAGCGGCTTGGCCGGTGCTTTGTGTTGGTAGAGCATGAACTATTCCTTGAAGATGACCCAGAGGATCCAGAAAGGCCAACCCAGTACGATCCAGAGATGGGACATCAAGCTCAGCTGTCTGCCCTCATCTCTTTTGAATGTGCGGTTGCATGCCTCTCCGAAAAGAATGCCAAGGGCCAAGTAGATAATGAACGCGGATAGCATGGTCATACTTTCGTATCAAAATGGCTCCCCTTAGCCGCCTCTTCCTTGAATGCTACTGCATCAACGAACCGGAGGGGGCCGTCGATAAAGTATTGGAAGGGGAAGATACAGTGATCCATTTTCCCATGACAATACGCCGTGAGATTGAACACTTGTCTGCCCATATCTGGACGAGCCGTGAGACGCTGCGCCGGCTTGTTACAGACGGCGCAGCGTGGTATGGGAAACAGGTGGCTCATCTACTTGACGGGCTTGGCTCTCGGACGGCGTTGGACCAGTCGGTAGTCCTCATAGCCGAACTCTTCCGCCCGAATTTTCACCGCATACCAACGGAGGCAAGCCACGGAGGTCTTGGCTCCGTCAAACTGGCCCTTGATGCGCTCAATGATTTCCAGGTAGGGAATGCCAACACTTCGTGCGTTGGGATGATCCTCCGCGACGACGTTCTCAGGTGAAGACTTCAAGGTCTTGTCTTCATAGTAGGCTACCTCACAGAGGAGGTCGAGGGCAGTCTCACGAATTGTGGGGCCTTCCCGCTTCTTCGGCGCCTTCTGGGCTTGCAGTTCCTTGATCCGATCGATCAAGATGTCCTTGCCCCGCTTCCAGGTTGTCAGCGGTTTTTCAGGACCGAGTTCGTTGTAGACGCCGACTAGCTCGGCGTTAGTCATGGACTGGAGTTCCATGGCACTGTCTCCTTAGGTTAAACGTTGGTTAAAGGTTGGCTAAGCAGCACGCTTGCCGAAGGTTGGGCGCACCACATTGGTACGACCGAACAGGGTGTCACGACGGGCCTCAATATCACGTTGGACATCTGAGCCGTCATAGTGCTTGCCCATCCATTCGCGAGCGTTGCGTTCGTCGGCAAGGTCCTCCCGAAGGGGCATGTTACGAAGGTCTGTCATGTTACTGTCTCCTTATGTTGGGAACCAATGTTCCCGATTGATGAGCCTAATATAGCATGATCGAGGGGCCTTGTAAATAGAAAAAGGGGTACCAGGTGCACTTTTTTCCATTATTTTTCCACTTGAGGGGGTTTACAAATGAGGGGAAACGCTTTATACTATAGGGACTGAATGCAACCAAGGAGACAGTTATGAGCAAACAGGAAACAGCCGCCCAGGCCTACCGCCGGAACCGGCAGGCACTTCGCGATCGGGTCAATAAGATGGCCGAGATGCTCTCCAAGCATGAGCACGACTTCAAGGCCGAAGGCTCCAAGAACTGGGGCTATGTTGGCGACCTTGCCCACTACAATGAGCTGATGGCTCAACTGCTCGGTGAGGAGGAATAGAACCATGTATACCGATCCCCAACAACAGTGCATCAATCGCCTCTTCGACATCATCGAGCACGACGCTGTGCCGATGGCCGTCGTCGATCACCTCGGCAAAGTCTACCAGCGTGCTGATGGCCGAGTGGTTCCAGTGACGGAGAAGACGGAACTGTCCGAGCGCTTCGGCGTCCGCGATCTTCGCCATGTGGTCATCTATGGCCTCACAGTTGTCCGAAAGAATAGGTCAGCCCTGTCTCGCGAGTACGTCGAGAAGATCGGGTATGACCCCTTCGACGACTGCCCCGACATAGCTCCTGAAGAGGTCGAAAAGACCCTTCGTGAGTATGACCTTGAAGTAGCGAGGGAGACAACCTGATGTCCACCGATTACATATCGACCGAATTCCTAGACCTCGGCGTCTTCATAGAAACGGCCAAGGCTGACGGGTGGACCTGTCGACCGATCAGGCCGGGAGGAGGCTATCAGCTCGAGAAGGACAACAATATAGGTTGGGCCTCCAAAGCGGGTCGACGCATCTGTATCGAGCGATACGGCGGTAATGACCTCACTGAGCTCCTTGATCTTGACAGCTTTGTCAGCGAGCACGAGGACGACTATTGGGACTGCCTAGAGAACGCTGGCTAGAAGTCAGAGAGTGGAAAATAGAAGAGGAGACAGTTTGATGGATCAAGATCGACTTAGAACAATCGTTGCGGCGCTGCTGAATGACGCAGGTCGTACTCCGCAAGAAGCAGAGTTGGCTCGTAAGAAGGCCGCCGAGCTCATGCTGGATGCAGGAGTGACTGAAGCAGAGCTACTCGCGGAGGACGCGGACATGCTCCTTGAGGCTCTCGATATTGGGAGACGTGATTGGCTCGTGGCCAAATACATCTCGATGCGCGTGGCTCGACTATCCGGCTGCCGAACCTGGTACGAAGACCTTCGTACGTCAAAGGGCCGACGCTCTGACCGCAAGAAAGTCAATTTCGCTGGGTATCGCCCCGACGTAGAGAACGCGGAATGGCTGCTCGAGCATATCCTGAAGGCCGGCAAGGACGCAGTTCGCGCCTCAGGCCTCAAAGAGAACCGTGAGAAGGAGGACATGCTCTCCGTCTTCGGGGCCACGGTGGCTCGTCGGTTGGATGAGGTGGCCGACGCCATGGAGGTGGCGCGCGAGGAGACTGGTGTCAGAGCGGGCCGGGACCTGGTGCTGGTAAGAGATGCCAAAGTGGATGACTTTGTTGAGGAACAGGGCGTCAGCCTGAGAGATGCCAACACCAGAGGACGTGATCGCGTCCGTGCGAATGCGGCCGCTGCCGGTCGTGAAGCCGGGGAGAACGTCTCACTCGGCCGCCCGGTTGGAGCAGGCGGACAAGCCGCTCTTCCGTCGAGCTAGAATTGAGAGGTCGCCGCGGCGAGGACTATGTCCTCCGCGGCGCCCTTTGGATCACACGAGGCCAGACTCTTCAGCTTGTCCTCGGTCCATCCTCGGGCCAAGCTGCCCGTGAGGTTGCCTTGTATTAGGTACCGACCGGCAGAATGTCCGCTCCCCACCTGTAGAAGAATGAAACAGCGACCCCCTGCCCTCCAGCGCTTGTGGAGCCACGGGACCTGCTGCGGTTCGAACCTAGGCTTGATCTTGGTTTTGGGATCGCTGGGTCGTGCTTCGCATTTGAGCTCGATCCAGAACTGGCGTCCTTCTCCGTCTACCTTCAAGCATCCCTCGACGTCGGGCATGCCGCGGGAGACGGAGTTCTCCACCCTGTTCAAGTGGAGAGCTTCTCTGAAGTGGACGCGGGCGGTCTTGCCCAGCCACTGCCACAGTCTGCTCTCCCTGGTCTTACTCATGAGACGTCGCCGCGGTGGAACGCTGCCGCAAGAGCACGTTGCCTGCCACGGAACAGAGCCTCCAATTCCACCTGGGCGGGGAATACTGTACCAACCGTCTCCGGCGTTTCCTGCTCCATGCCACAGAACATGTCGATGACGAAGCGCTGGGCCATTGAGAGCTGAGCCCTGTTGCGTTGGCCGGAGACAATCATGTTCTCCTCGGCCGTGCACTTGCACCAGTCCGCGTGGAAGTGCTTCAGGTCATCGGCCTCAGGATCCACGCCCTGGATGTCTAGCTTGATTGTGGTCATTGGAACTTCTCCCTTAATATGTCGGAGCCGGACACGCCGGCCTCCATGAGTATCTTACGGGCCTCTTGTTGATTTGAGGCCCAGCGACTTGATGGGTCTATGCCTGAGCAGACGACCCTAGTGATGCCAGCCTGGATGATTGCGATCGCGCAATCCACGCACGGCGCCTTCGTGACGTACAAGGTCCAGCCGGTCAGGTCTCGCCGAGCATTTAGAATGGCGTTGAGCTCGGCGTGCACCGATAGCTGGTTCTTCGTCTCCTTGTCGTCGAGACGTTCGCGGCTGTCCGCCACTCCGATGGGGAAGCCGTTGTAGCCAAAAGTGACTTGGCGCCGGTCAGGCGAGACGACTACGCATCCGACCTTCTCGTCAGGGTCCTTCGACCACTGAGCCACCTCACGGTAGGCCAGACGCAGGAACCGTATATCCCACTTTGCCTTGGAGAAGCTCATACGATCACCATCGGCTTGGGGCTATAGTCGCTCGTGCTGACGCGCTTCGCCATGCGTTTCACCTGGTCGACGTATTGGTCGGGGCGTTGAATGATCTCGTTGACGTCCCACCCAGGTAGGGCGGGCTGGACGTTACTCGTCCACTCCGACTGGTCTCCGAGAACACAGTCCTCGACCATCTGGGAGTGGGGGTCATAGTAGTGTGGATGCGCCAGCGTCACGTGCATTGTCCCGGGAGTGCAACCTGCCGATGCAGCGACCGCATCCAGGGTCAGAGCATAGCCCATGACGTCGTAGGGCAGACCTACGAAGACGTCACTGGAGCGGATGAAGACCGAACAGTGGACTTGATCTCCGGTCCTGGTCAGGCTGAAGCCGACAGGGCACGGGATGTTCTTCGGTTGGTCAGGTCCGCCGAGGCCGTCCTCCGCCGGGTCCCAGGCGCTGATGTACAGTTGCCGGTTCGTCGGATTATCGCGCAGCTGTTCCACTGCCATCTTGAGCTGGTCGCGGCCGAAGTGTTTCCGCCAGCGGTAGCCGTAGGCCGTCTTGAGCTCGCCGTCCTCAACGAAGTCCTGCCAGATCTTCGGGGCCTTGGCCAGGATGAACTCCGGATCCTGGGTTCCCAGGAACTGCCAAGCCGTCTCGGCTGCAGCTATGTGGGGCCAGTATTTACGGTTGCCTGCGACCGGCAGCTTGCCGTTCGACAGGTCCAGCTTGAACGAGTGACCGCCCTCGAGCATCTTGATGCCCGTGCCGGTCCTTGCGTTCATCTCGAACAGGCCGCGGCGGTAGAGCTCGATTAGGAGGCCCCGATAGGCCTCACGAAAAGACTGGCTGCGCATTGGCTGGGCCCTCCATGAAATTGCGGACCTCACGTACGAGGTCGTCGATTGTCCCGTTGTTGTCGATGACGTAGTCCGCCATCTCCCTGGTCACCGTGCAGGACGAGATGTCCTCGGGTGGTTCGTGCTGCGATCGGTCGACCCATGCGATGTGGTCGAAGACGTTGGCCTTGACGCAGGCGACCAGTTCGGACGCCGAGCGCATGCCGCAGTATATGTCGTGGTCCTGCATCATCTCCGTCGCCAGACGTGCGCCGTCCGGGATGTTGTAGTCCTGGATCTGGTCGTACCAGACCGCTCGATTGGAGCCTGAGTGTCGGTCGGCGTAGCACTGCTCGACTGTGTCGTACGGCTTGCCGATCGATGCGAAGTGGGGCATCATCACGTGCTCGGCGCAGAACATGCTGCTGGACTGGAATGCGAGGCCGTAGCCCCCGCTTATCATCTCGCAGACTGTGTCCTTGCCGTGGCGGCCGTACCCCAGGATCAGGAACTTGGGCCGTCGCACAAGGGCGGACGTCAGGTCTGGTGAGACCCAGCCTGGAGGCTTGATCGCGTCGTGACCGCGCGAGCCAGGTCGCTTGGCCAGTGAGCCCCGCTCCTTCAGCATGTTGGCTGTGTGGATTATGGCGAAGGCCTTGGCCCCGTCGATGCCCATCTCGTAGACGCGTCCCGCCGCGAAGTAGATCAGGTCGAGCACCGCGTCGGCCTGGTCGTGCAGGTCCTTGGCGTCAAGCAGCTCGTCCAACTCCTCGCGCACCGCGGTAGCGAACCACTGCAACCTCTCGGGGTCTAGCATCTTCGGGGATTGGGGTCTGAGGCCGCACACTTCCTGGTTGAACTGCGCGGTCGTCTTGAATACGTTGGTCATCCTGTCTCCTGTCTACATACCAGTTGAGCTTCCCGTCGTTCGGCTCGACGTCGTGCCGGCCCTCGACGAAGATCGCCCAGCTGTCCGAGGCGTACTTTCCGCACCCCGGTAACTTCATCACTTCTTCTGCCGTGGCGGGCTTCCGCTGTAACCAAGCACGAGCGAACCGGGGGAGAATAACGGCTCGACGGCGCCAGAGGCCGAGCGGACGGAGCACGTCTTCCAGGTCCTCCGGCGTCGCGAGCGCTAGGTTGATCGGGGCCCTACACGTCGACCTGATCCAGTCGAACGCCGGTCGGGCCTGCTTCCACGTCGTCAGGTTGACGAGCTGGCAGGCGACTAGCATCCAGAACGGATCGTCGATCCATTCCTGGAAGAGTAGACCATCCGGGGGTGGGTCTACCCTACGTCCCATTCCACTTCCTCTGCAGCTCCAGGGCCATCTTGTCCGCTGCCATCTTGGGCGTCAGGTAGGTGATAGTCACCTCGACCTCGCCCTCGAGGCGTCGGACTGGATACCACATCCGGCCCTCGTGTTCCAGCTCCATGATCCGTCCCTTGGGATGATCGGCGAAGCCATAGACACGTCTACCGCCTCCGGCGTCGAGCAGCACTGTGTGCTCGATGAGGATGCGATGCGCCTCGTCCTGGTCGAGGACGTCGTATCGCTCGATCAGCCGGTTGATGCAGTGGATGTCACAACGCTTAATCGAGCCAGCCGTCATCCCCGTCCTCCTTCACATCAAAGGGGTTGGCGCAGTCCTTGGGCAGGACGATCGACGCCGTATCGCCGACCAGTTCGTAGCCAATACCGTGATCCTTGTTTATCATGTGCAGGTAGGACAAGGCGTTCGACCTCGTCATGGAGAACTCGGCCATCGCCTCGCGGATGGACCTGGGCCCGTCGCCGGACAGGAACCAGTCGAGGAACTTGCCACGCTTGCTGGCCTTCTTGACCACCTTGAGCAGCTTGGCCGCGACCTCCTTCCCGCCTTTCTTGCGGGTGTCCTCTTCGCCACCCTTCAAGAGCTGCTCGGGGACCGGCAGGTTCATACGCTTCAGCACAAGCGCAGCCGTATCGTAGTCCTTATTCCAGCCAAACGACTGGAACTCAGTCCACTTCTTTGGCATGAATTCGGCGAACCAGTCCGGGCGGAATTCGACGTCCTCCAGGCAGGTCTCCAGCTCGGCACAATCGTTCCGCACTGTCCAAGCGTCGAAGGTGAACGGGCAGAATATGGTCGAGCGCTTCTCTCCCCGGATGACAATCGCGTGCTGCCAGCCGGAAGTCGGAGGGTCCTTGACTGCATAATGCAGGCGTGCACCCTTTGGCATGGTTCCCCGGACGTAGTATATCCGGACCCAGTCCAGTCCCTCAAGTACCTGCACGGGCCACCTCCTGCGCGTTATTGGCCAGCTCGGTCATCATCGCCTCGTGGGTCTCCATGAGCGGATCCACCTTGCACAACGCCAACTGGGTCCAGGTGACGATCTTGGTGAGCTCTTGCCCCGGGGACCGGGCCCGGAGCCGGACGCCGTCCTTGTGCAGTTCGTAAGTCATAATGAAGTTGCCGATTACCATCGGGGACCTGGTTCCGGCCCGTTGGATCCGGTCATAGGCCACCTGGGTCGGGCCTAGTGCATCTTTAGTCATAATCACTGTCTCCTGTCAAAAAGAAAAAGAGGCCAGTCTTTCGACTGACCCCTTCATCTTAGCGCGTTTCCCCGTGAAAGGGAGCCCCCTATTTTAGTCGAGGGGATCTTGTTCTGCAGCCGCCTTGGCTTTCTTGCGCAGTTCGCGTGCCGTTGGCACTTTTTCACCGTCACTGCGGAGCTTGTTGCGGTACCAGTTGATGGATGCCAGGGACGTCTTCGCCTCTGGGAATTCCGCCTTCACGGCTTCGAGCGCTTCCTCATTGGTTGCGCCGCCACGGATGGCCTCGATTGCCGCGTCGCCGACGCCGCGCTTCTTCTCTTTCTTCTCGCTCATATCAGTCTGTCCTTTCACGTTGACTGCAAGTCTTTCCAATTAACTCCCCGTTAGGTAGGATGCCAGGATGGCCCTGTCTATTCAGCCCTTGTTGCGGGGAAGTTGCACAACGAAGGGCTCATACCGACCACTGTGGCGGTCGAACTTTAAGATGCTGACCGACCCGCCACTATAGCGTGAGGCCACCATGACTGCCGCTGCGATAGCGACAGGGTCTCCGACGGCCATGATGTGGTCGTCGGATGAAAAGTCGGCCAGCTCGCGCTCCAGTCGCTCAATGGCCTCCTCAATCTTGTCCTTGAAGATGTTACCAGGTCTCAGGAGGAAGCTGAGCTCGCCGTGCTCCTCAGCCGGGGAGAGGTCATACTTGTTGACCCAGCCCCTCTTCTTCCGGTCGTAGTACGCCGGTCTCTGCACGATGAACACTCTGGGCTTCATACCCTTATCCTTTTCAGCACTTCTTTCAGGCCGTCACGCGAGAGCGCATCAGCGATTGATACCTTGTCCTTTACGTTGGACAAGATGTACGCGTCAACCCCCGGAGCCACAAAGTCTATGACCGGGACATTCTGCCCGCCCATGGCCGTGGCTCGCTCGTCTGCCTGCTGGCGCTTGATGGCGTCGAAGGTGTGGGAATACCACATGATCTTCTCTGCCTCTGACAGATCCAGGCCGGCGGTCGGATACCCGACCAGGGCCTTGACGTCGTTCTCAGCTCCAGGAGCAAAGGCTTCGCGCGCCTTTTTCTTATCCACTGCGTTTACCCGTCCATGGTACTCAACCACTTCATGCTTGCGGGCCCTCAGAGCCTCACAGACGCGATCCATGTCTTCACGGAAGGCGCACCAGACGACGACCTTGCCGGCGCACAGTTCCACTTCCTCGATCAGAGCCTCGAGCCTGGGGTTGCCCCCGGGTATATCGTGGACGTCCCCGAATTCATCCATCATGAAGCCAGACACTACCTGCTGCAGCTTGACCAGCTTCTGGGTGTTCTCGCCGATCGTCACCGTCTCGTTGTTGATCTCGAACTCAAACAGGTGGTGGAGCTCTTCGTAGAGCCGTTTCTGCTCCTCGGTGAGCTCGATCTCGCGCCTGATCGGTATTAGGTCCGGGAGGTCCTCACAGTCAGATCTGAGTACCGCAGACGACCATTTGGCGATCTTGGATGCGAGCTCGTCCTGGTTGATGTATTTGTCCAGGGTTGGGTAGGATCTTTTGGTCCTCCGGTTATAGCCCTGCTTATAGACGGCGTATCGGTCTTTGAATAGCTCATACGTCCGGAAGCCTAGGGCCCCGGGCTCGAGCAGCTCGTACTGGCTGAAGGCATGGAGCGGGCTATTGTCGAAAGGAGTGCCGGTCAAAGTGCGTCGATAGAGGCAGCGCTTGGCGACAGACCTGGCCATCTTCGTGCGCTTGGACCCGGGCGTCCTGAAGTCGTGGCTCTCGTCGAATACGCCCAGAATTCTGCGCTTCTTAGACACGTGGCTGACGAAGCGTCTGACGTCCGGACGTGTCATGGTCTCGTTGGCGAAGGAGAACCAGGCCAGCTTGTCCGACTTGAGTACGCGCCGGAACTCTGCCTCGTAGTCGGCATCGCCCGACCTGGTCGTCTGCCAGGTGAACTCGTCGCGCTCGACCGTGTCCCAGTGGTGGATCGGGAGTTCGCGATGGACCCAGTTCTCGTGCACGCCGTTCGGGGCGAACACCAGGACGGCGTCGATCTTATCCTCCTTGAAGAGGTGGCAGGCTGTATCGATGATGACCTTCGTCTTGCCCGTCCGCATCTGCCACAACATGGCTCGGGCCACGCTTTCGCAGTGCGCCTCGAACTCGATCAGCTGGTGCAGATACGGATTGGTCTTGAAGTCGGCCAGGATGGCCGCTGTCATTTACGCCTCCGTCAGCTCGTGGAACTCGCGAAGAAACAGATCGCGAGCACTGTCCGGCCCCAGGCCGTGGACAGCTACTCCCAGTCCTTCTAGCTGGTCAGTACCCCACTCGTGCGGGCTGGAGTTCATCACCTGGGCCCGTTCGTCCACCAGGATGCGGGAGTCGCATTCCTTGATGATGTCCGGGAAGGGGTAGAAGAGCTCGAACTTCGTCGCCACGGCGGTGTCGATCGCCGTCTCCATGGTCTTGAAGGCGGGCAGCGTCACCTTGATCGGCCGGGGCATGTCCCCGATGTAGGCTTCCGCCGCATCGTGCATCAGCCCGGTCAGGGCCAAGGCCTCGTGGCCATTGGCACGCAACCAGCGTGAGATCAGCACGGAGTGCTCGGCTACTGAGTAGAACCGCTTGGTGTGCCCGTTATACCGGCATAGCAGGGACAGGGCGTGCGCAATGTCCATGAGGTCGATCTGGTCCGGCGTCGGGTCGTTGAAGTGGAACTGACGGCCGGTGAATGTCTCGATCCAGCCGTCCTCCACCTGGTAGAGCTTTGTGTCGGTCATGACTGTCTTTCCTTTCGTATGTAATAGAGGGCCAATGCCAAGTACACAGCATTGGTCACTGCTATGAACGCCCCTGCGACGAATGATAGCCACTGGTCGAGGTGCGGATAGTAGTACAAATTCCAGAAGCCCCAGACAGTGAAGAAAACCATCACCCTCCAATCCCAACCGCGGACGAGCTTGTCACGGTAAAGCCTCAAGACGTTCAGCCACAGGAATATGCCGCCGAGCATCTCGAAGCTCGCATTTGCCGTGTCCTGCCAGCTCACGTAGTGACCGCGTTCTTGAAGCCTTCTGGGTCTGCCTTCTGGAAGGCGGCCAGGGCCAGAGCGATGTGCCGCGGCGCACCCCGTGGCTTCCGCTTCACAGACCGGAGGAAGCGCTTGGCGCGGCGAATTGCAATCTCAAGATGCCGGCCTTCGAAGGTGACTGGGACCTTGACGACGTCCTGGACCTGCTGGCCCTTATACTTCAATGGTATGAGGGATCCAACCGGGCCGAGCGGATTGCCCGTCGCCTCGATGGCCGTGTCGTTCATTCCCTTGGTGATCGTCGTGCACCGGTTCACGCGGAAGGTGTCGTCGATAATCGTGACCTTATTCTTCATGACTGTCTCCTGTTACTGGAATGCTTCTGCAACCTGCTCGAACGCGTCGACGGCTTCAGCCAGTCGGTCATCGTATCCAGTATGGATGATGACAGCCGATAGGATAAGGCCTGCGAGTGCGATCTGAATGATCGCCGAGGTGAGGTGCTTTGCTACTGATCCAAGAATTCTCATCTGTCTACTTTCTATAGCGGGCGTACCGTTCGGCCTCTGCCGTGATCGGACACCCGTCTCCCCACGGGAGTGCCTCTGACATTACCTCTTCAAAGTCTTGACGGGACCCCTCGTCTCTGTGCACCTCCGCCACCAATTCATCGTGGACTGACATGATGACGCGGTAGGGCGTTCCCTCGTCTACCGTCCGGATGGTGGCGTCCGACATGAAGTCCCGGGCCACGGCCTGAGTGATGTTCTCCACCAGCTTCCCGCCGTATGTGCCGGTCCTGGCCCACTTGCCTCCGGTCACCACACTCATGTAGCGGAGACCGTCCTTGGTCTCACCCCAGCTCGTCTTTGTCGGCTTTATGTGCGGGTCTCTGTAGCGCACCAGTCGGCCTGACGGCAGCTCGCAACACAGGAAGCCCCCCTTGACATACCACTTGATCTTGCCGGCCACTTTGACTGGGCCGTCGATCGCGTCTTTGAACTCGGCCTTCTCCCAGGGCATGAGGCCGAAGTCGATCGGCTCACCGCTGAGAGCCCAGTCGTCTTCCGCCTCTTTCCTGGCGGCTCCCAGGATGGCCTCCCATTCGCGGACCGCGGCCATCGCGGCCTCTTCCTGGTCTTTCCACATCTGCTTGACCTCAGGATAGCGGGTCCGGTAGACGTCGACCGTATACTTCATGAGGGCCAGTTCGTGGAGAATATCCTTGGGCGTCTCGCGTGCGTCGGTCAGCTGGCGCCGGACCTTGCTCGCCTGTCGCCGCTTGCTAGCATCGCGCTTGGCGTCACCCGACGGCTTGGGGAACAGGTAGTCGTCGACCCATTCCACGTACTTCTCGAAGCGGTCCTTCAGGATGCCCTTGACCTGCTCGACGCCGAAGTGGATGTTGTACTTGCGGCAGGTGAGCAGGAACGTCAGGAAGCCCATGCCGTACCCGAGGCCCAGGATGGCCTGCTTGCCGAACTGGCGCTCTGCTGGGTGCTCCTTCTTCCGGACCTCATAGCCATAGATGCCCGTGGCCATGTCGCAGTAGATGTCCCCGCCAGACCGGAAGACGTCGAGCGCCGCCTCGGCGCCGGCTTCCCACAGTACGCATCTGGCCTCGATCGCGGAGTAGTCCGCCACGATCAGGTCATGGTCTTCTTCGGGGATGATCGTGCCACGCAGGGCGCCGGAGAGGAACTCTATCGGGTCCCCGTACATGGCTTCGACCCAGCCGAGGTGGCCGTCCTTGATGTCGATCGCGGCCGTGTCCATGTCCTTGACGTTTCCCCTCGGCAGGTTCTGGACCTGGATGCCTTTGCCTGTCCAGCGGCCGGTGCCTGCTCCGTGATACATGAGCAGGTCCCTGGCACGCCAATCGTCCGGATCCGTCTTGTCGATGATGGCTTGGTACTTGCGGGTCGAGGTGCGGTTCACCTGCTTGAGGATCTCGACGACCCGTCGCGCCCTGCCACTCATCTCTTCCCGCTTGAGGTACCATTCGACGGTCTCCGCCTTGGTGTCGGGCAGGTCCAGGTCCTCGTTGTCGACCAGCCACTTCTTGACCTGGGCGCGCTTCGTCGCTGCCGAGATGCCTGTCATCTCCTCCAGCTCACGGTTCAAAGTCTTCTTGGCGTTTGCGGCCATCTCCAGGGCGGCGTGGGCGAGATCGAGGTCGAACCTCACTCCCCGCTCATTCATGTCCTGGTCGATCTGCCAGAGCCTCAGCTCCTGGGGAGGTAGGTCCGGAACTGCCTCGCTGAGCGCCTCCTCGGCCAGTACGTCGCGGTCACAGTATACCCAGTTGCGCCGGAGGTCGGCCTCTTCCTCATGCCATAGAGGGTCATTGGCCTCGACGAATTTGGGCTTGAACTTGCGATAGTCCCCGGAGAGGCCCTCTGCCTCCATCCAGGCCTGGATCTCCGCCTTGCGTGGTTGCCTGGGCTTGCACAGCTTGAGCATCAGCTTGCGGCCTTCCATATCCTTCTCGATCGGCAGGCCCATGGCCCGGACGGCGTTCTCGAGGTCTCGAGGCAGCGAACACATGCTCGCCTTCGCCGCCGAGCACCGCCACTGACGGGGAGGCATCTCGGGCCAGCCGTGTCGGGCCACCATGACGTTGAGCCAGATGACCCTCTCGAAGAATGCGTTGTGGGCTTCAACTAAGCCGCCTGCTTCGATCCAGTCGAATAGGTCTTGTGGGGGAGGGGCCTCTTCGATCCCGCAGTGTGGATGCGCCATGTTCCAGCGTCCGACCTTTCCCTCAGGCCAGAACGGAAGCCGGTACGAGAGGCACATCGCCTGCGTCGTCGGGTGCTTGGAGTAGATCCACGAGCCGTGCTTCTTCAGGTCGCATACGGACCTGGTCTCAAAGTCTATGGTGGCGCGTTCTTCCATCAATCAAGGAAGTCGTCGTCTTTGTCGTCTTGGGAGATACCCAGGAGGGCGCCTTCGTACAGGTCAAGCAGGGCGTCCTGCTCCTCGACTGCACTCTTGTCCGCCTTGCGTCGCTGGATTACCTTCTTAAGGGTTGGGACGTCGTAGCCGTTGGCTTTCGCCTCTGCGAAGACTTCCTTCTTGTCCCCATTGAGATCGTCGATCTCTGTCTGCAGACGCTCGACGCGCTCGACAAAGGACCTCAGTTGCCCTCGTGCGGCGTGGTTGGTACCGATGCTCACTGTCTTCTCTCCTGTTTGTGTATACCCGAGGATATTGTCGCGGTTGCACATGGACTGGACGCTCGCATCTGTGCCTATCTCGCACTTGAGGGTACTGTTCACGGGTCTGTCCCTGGGCCTCGACAGCGAATGTCAGGACCAGCAAGAAGATGATGCCATAGGCAAGTAAGAGCGTTTTCATGTCTAAGCCTCCAGGCTTGGCACCACGCCCCAGATATAGGCCACGTTGCCGAATTGATCCATCGCCAGCCAGAACTGGACGACCTCGCCGCCCGGTAGGATGGACTGGAATACCCTTTCTAGTAACACGACATGAACAGGGGGAACGCCCTCGAATAGGCGGGAGTCCAGGCAGGTGGCCTGGGGGTCAGTCATGATGGCGATGTAGTCGGCGTCGCTGCCCATTGCCCCGGCCGCGGCAATCCGCTGGGCATCCTCTTCCCTGGCGCAGTAGGCGAATGAGATCATGGTGTCGCCGACCGAGGGCGGATCTTCAAGTAACTGGGCGCGGACTGGGGAGACGACCACGAGCATCATGATGCCGATGGCCAGGATTAGGAGTGCGGTTAGGGTCTTGTTCATTGGGCCTCGCATTGGAGGGCCTTTTCAAGGCGGACCCCCCTACGCCTGCCTGTACAAACATGGGGACTTTCTGTTGCCAGGTCGGTCCCCTGCACCCCGTTCGGTTACGCCGCGATGGCGAATTCCGCAGACTGCTCGAAGTTGTCGTTTGCAGTTATGGTTGTTGACCTATCAGGCGGTCATCCCGTGCTCTCCATCTCGCCTACGCGCCAGTCGATCCTATTTCGCCCCCATCAACTACACACGGACACTCACAAGAGCAGGTTCAACGGCACCTACAGCCGCCGTCACGACTGCGCCATGTGTAGATGGTGGAGGCGGCGGGTACTGCCCCCGCGTCCTGAACGTTTCAGTCTGATTTCATCAAACACGCTGACACCCTACGCTGCGAGTAGTCGTAGGGTAACCCAGTGTTAACGAAAGAGCGGCAACTCCATCATGTCCTTGAGGACGGCTCGCTCGGTTTGGCTGAGGGTGTTGTAGCCTGCTTTCACCCGGGCTGTCCAGCCCTCGGAGCGTACGAGCTCGAGGAGGTCTGCTGTTCGCTTGGCCATGTCTGTCTCCTTATGTTGGCAGAGACATTATGCGGGGAGAATGCTAACAAAAAGCGAAGCCGGCGCTAGGGGGAGCGCCGGCTTCTATCCCTGGACCTTGGGGGGAGGGGATTAGTCCAGGAAGTCCTCGGTTGCGTCGTCGAGTTCCTCCTCAGGGAGGTCATCGTCGAAGTCCTCGGCAGCGTCAGTGCGACTGTCCAGTCGCTCGCCGTCTCGGACCTTCTGCACGTTCATCAGGCCGAACGCGATGCCCTTCGACTTGTTGTCGTAGGAGTAGATCGTGACCGTGGCCCGGCAGTAACAGCCGGGATAGATCTCATCGTCGTTGCCTTCTTCCGGGCCGACTTTGTCTTTGTTGCGATCGATCACCCCTGGGCGCATCTTGGTGGACAGGGAACAGAACTTGGTCCCGTCGCCGTAGCCCTCCAGGTCGGCCTTCTCGGCCCCATCGCGCATGCCGAACTTGAAGTTCGCCGGCATCTCTTTGACCCCTTTCCGGAACCGACCGCGACACTCTTCGTCAGCGGCCTTCATGAGGGCCGACCAGAGCTTCTTCTCGCGATCGTTGAAGTCCGCAGGAGTGAAGACCGCCGAGCACCCGTATTTGGGTTCTCCGCCGTCGAACGACTGGGCTGTGAACAGGTTGGGGAATGAGAGCCGGAATACCGGCGTTTGGTAACGTTTGACTTCAGCCATCTCTATCTTCCTTTCTTTGGTAGCAGGCTGTTATGTTTGTTCGGTCTTAGCCGAACATGCGGTTCCAGAGGTTCTGGACCCACATAGGTTGGGGCAGAAGGTTCCAGCCGATAATCAGGCCGATACCCATACCCAGTAGAAGTGAGAACATTGTCCTCTCCTTTCTTCTTAGTTGTCGACGCCATTCAGGCTTGACTGAGTGACCCTGTCGCATAGAGCCTTGGTCGAGACACCCTTACTTCTTGAGCCGTTTTGGCTCAGTGGTACCGTCACCCAGGGTGAGACATTGGAGCGGCGCGCAGCTGAACAGGTCGAACCGGACCGCTGACCTGATGGCCTCGATCGGATCCGCGCCGTGGCCCATGGCTCCGAGCGCGAAGGCCGCGCCGGATCCGACCGCGGCGACGTCGTCCTCGATCTGCCACGCCTGAGCGTCCCAGAAGCCCTCATGCTCCTGCTCTGACCACTCGATGTCGATCTGCCACACTTCCTTGTTCGGGAGCACGAGCAGCCCCTCTAAGCTCATCTCGAGCTCCTTGAGCTCGAGCCTGGTCGGTAGGCTCTCGCTGTTCGTCACATTGTCCAGCATGACCATGAGAGCGCGAGCGTCACAGTCGCCGGCCGTGCCCAGGAGGGCGCCGCTGTTGAGGCGGAACACCTTCTGGCACATGGTGACATGCTTGTAGTGGAGGTCCGAGGCCCGACTGTCCGAGGCCATCACTCCGTCACGGTACGCTATGGTGGTCATCTCATCATCCCCATCGCTATCTGGACCTGCATGGCCTGGGCGATCGCGTCGTCCTTGGCGTCGTGCTCGACGAAGCCGGTCCAATCGATCTCAGGCGGCTGACCGCCATTGGCCAGGAAGTAGAGGGTGCGGGTGTCTCTCGGTGCGCGGTAGGACCACGCCGGCTCCAGGCCGTTGCGGGCGAATGCCTCGTGTAGGAGGTTGACGTCGAAGGTCGGGCCGTGCGCCCAGACGCCGCCGACTGCCTCCCAGGTCAGGTTGTGGGTGAGCATGGGCCAACGAGCTAGCTCCTGAAGCGCCTCGGCCTCGGTCACGCCCTGGGACATGCCCTCAGCCAGTCGCTTGCGACCGTCAGGCGACTGTTGAAGCCACCACGCGATCGTATCGGTGTCAAAGTTGACCCGATCGTCGGGCCGAATGTATTGGTTGAAGGCCTTGCCGTTCAGGATTTTGCCCCCGTACACAGGCTCGAAGAGTACCGCCCCGATCTGGGCGATGGCGGAGCCGGGCCGGGTGCCCAATGTCTCCAGGTCGATCATCACATGCATCTGTCTGTCTCCTGTCTGGGTGCTACTCCGAGCACCATTGCTCTGACGCGGCCGGAGCCCCGTCTGATTATCCGCATGTCTTCCTCGTCACCGATCCAACGTACGAACTCCTCCACTGTTGCTTGGGGGAACCCCCAGAGCGCACAGCTCTCCTTGTATCTCTTCCACAGCAGTCTCAATGGCGTGGCGAACTCCGGGGCGATCAGCAACTCCGAGGTCACGAAGCTCCTGTATCCTCCCCATGTGGTCGATGTATCGTGCCGTGACTTCACCGATCCTGTCAGCCCTCTCTTTGAACCTGTCATGCCCTTGCTTTCCCATACGTCCCTCCAGGTGGCGTCAACGGTTGGCCTTTTTTCCTGCGCGCTTCATTGCGCTTCCTAATCCTCTGAGCGTCCGTCCAGGTCACCTTGCCCGTGCCGTCGCAGTCCGGGCACTCGGCCCTCCAGGTCTGGTCAAAGCCGATCAGGCCGACGTCCGCAGTCCCCTTGCCATTGCAGGTGGGACAGTCCTGGTTCGCCGGCCAGTACATGTCAGCCTCCGAGTACGTCCCGAACCACATCCCACATCTCATCCTCTGTCAGCTGGCGCCGGTCGAAGTCCACGTCGGGCTCTACGCCGATCGTGCACAGTGACCTCGCTCCCGTGGACGTCTCCTCGATCTTCGTCATCAGCGTCGCGACCCGGCCGTCTCCGCCGGCCCTCGTCGCGTGGAATACGTGGGGCAGCATCCTGTAGGTCTTGCCGGCCTCCACCAATTCTGTGTTGACGTGCGGGACCCAGACGCGCTCGCGTGGGATCCACGGTCGGTTGCCGAACTGGGAGCGCTCCCCCTCGTGGAGGTAGGCCTGGTGGGTCGGCTCGAGCGTGTCGGGCACGTTGGCCACTCCAGGCTCGTAGACCGCATAGAGATCATTGACCTGCATCCCGACGAGCACCGTGCTGTTGAAGCCGAACCGGTGGTCGTGAATGGCGGAGTGCTCGAAGCAGGCTCGCCGGGGAAGCCCGGGGTGCCACACGTGCAGTCGCTGGTTACCTCCCAGCTTCACCTGGAGGAAGCCGAGGCCGTGCAGGCTGATCGTCTCCGCCGTCTCTTTGAATGCGCTAGTATCCATTTAATCCTCCCTGCCAGCTCTCGCTGGACATCATTTGTTGGACTTGCTCTTCCCGGTGCTTTCTGCTCCGGTCGAGCTCGTCGTATGCGGTCTTCTCAGCGCCAATCGCCGCAGACACCTCGTCGGGGATAGCTGCCTGAGCCTCCTCCTCGGTGTCGAACAGGCGATAGCGAATGCCGTCCTTGTTGTAGCGGTTCTCACCACCCCAGCGTGACCCCGTCAGGGTGAACAGGGTCTTCGGACAGTCACGGCTCAGCTCCTCAACGCGCGGCTTGAGACCGCCGTTCCAGGAGTAGCCGGACTTCACGATCAATGCGAACATTGGTCAGCCCGCCAGCTTCTCGACCGGGGCGCTCGCAGCCTCTTTGACGAGGACGATGCCGTCCATCATGGCCTGCTCGGTCGTGTAACCCTCAGACGAGGTCGCGATGATCTCGCCGTTGACTGCCCGGAGACGCCAGCGCCACTCGCCCACGTCGTCCTGGTATGTTTCGAAGTGTAAGCTACCCATAGTCTAGTCCTCCAAATCGTCATCGAAGTCCGCGGCAGGGTCAACTGACACGGCTTCTCTCTTATCGCCCTCTGGCACCATCGTCAGGCCTCCCTCGGGCTTGTGGAGCATGACCTGATTGAACCGGCCTCTGTCATCCTTGGTGAGGAGCTTCTCGGCCTGCGGACCGGAGATCAACTTGGGCGCGGCGTACATGTCGGCCTCGTCCAGGTTGAACTCCGTTTCCATCAGCTCGAGGAGGTTCTCCTCGTCTACTGGCACCGGAACCTCCTCGCCGTCTCCCTCGAGATCGACGTAGCAGGTCGGTACCCACTGTCTGTTGGACCGCTTGCGGACCAACTTATAGCCTTCGATCGATCGGCCCTGCATGAGCAGGCGCTCGGCCTCGGCCTCCATGTCACGGATCCAGCTGTCTATCAGCTTGACCCACGGCAATACGATGTGCAGCCGGTTCTCTCCCGGCGTTTCCAGCTTATCCGCGTCCGGCTCGTCCTCGAAGTCCACGCTGGCCAGATCCTGGGCCTTGGCGAAGATCGCGGGGCAGCCGGTCTTCAGATCACAGAAGGTGCAGTGGGAGCCATCATCTCCGACGGAGATCAGGCCCTCCTCGAACAGTTCGTCCACGCCAGCGCCGGCGGATACCTTCTCGCGCGCCACGTCGACCCGCTCCGCCGCCAGCCCGAGGTCCTTGGCCCAGGCCTGCAGCTCCGCGCGTGTGATTTCCTCGCTCTGGACGCCGCCTTCGGGGTGCCGCGGCTGGACGATCGTGTATCGGTAGACATCGTGCGAGAACTGTGTCTCGATAGCTTTGCCGAGAATGTAGCTCCTGAGCTGGTAGTTGCCTTCCACTGGGACGAAGACGCCGGAGCCGTGCTTGTAGTCGATAATCTCCAGCACCTCCAGGAAGATGTCAATGGTGACGTCAGCCGTGCCTCCCGTATCGTCCCGCTCGGGGATCGGGATGGTGTAGCTCTCGAGCTGTAGCTCCTTGCACTCCGCCGCGGCCCTCGCCTCATCAGGCGCGTCGCCGCCGGGAATGGCGCCGAGCTCCACCAGTCTGGCCCGGACGTAGGTCGTCATGACGTCGACGGCGTCGATCATCTCCGTGTCGACCTCGAACCACACAGTCTGCGGGTCCTTCGGGGTCTTGGCGTTCTTGCGGAGGATGGACGTGCTCTCACCGCCGTCGTCGTCCTCGATGATGACGATGATCCGGTCGCGGTAGTCCTCGGGCTCGCTGCCCTCCTCCAGGCACTTCTCTACCAGGGCGTGGGCGCAGGTGCCCATCTGTGCGTGGTAGCCGCTGGCTCGTTTTAGATCCGGACGCGTCTCCAGTACGGCCGTCGAGCCAGGGCACTTCCACCACTGCTTTGTCTGGGAGGCGCTCAGCCTCGCGTGCTTACCCATCGGCGTGCTCCAATTGGTTCTGGTTGAAGATGTGCAGGATCCCGTCGTCGTTCTCCACGACCACGCGGAGCTTCTGTCCGTCCCGCTTGTAGAAGATTGCCATGATTTGTCCCTCAAAGCGGTAGTCGCCTTTGTTCTTGACGACCCGCTCCCCTGCATTAAACTGTCTCTCGTCCATCCTACTGTCTCCTAGCTGAACAAGGCGACCCTCATCTCAGGGGTCATCAGCCGCTGAATGTTCGCCGGCGGAGCCGGCATCCGTGCCTTGTGCCTGGTCGCGCTGTCCTTGCGGAGCAGGCAGTCCCTCATGAGCTCCTCGGCCCTGAGGTAGGCGTCGCAGTCCCTGGCGCGTGGCCACGGGAACTCGTGGTCGGGAGGCAGCAGGGCGCGCATTGCGCTCCTGTTGAGCCCGGCCTGTCCGAGGTCGATCCTCATCAAAGAGCACCTAGCGAAGCCGTCGTCTGGCTCCCGCGGGGTCCTCACGATGTAGGGGTAGTCACAGCATTCCAGCCTCTCGGCCGTGTGCACGGTGGCATGACTGCCCTCCCCGATCGTGACGATCAGTTCTCCCCGGCCGCAACCCAGCCTGCCGATGGAGAGCTCGAGCGGCTGCTCGGGCCTCTCCATCAACAGGAGTGCTAGGTCGTCGTGCCAGATGCCCAGGAGGGCCCTCACTCGCCCCCTGCAGCTTCGAAGACGTCGGCGAACTTCGCCTCGTCCAGCTCGCCCAGGGAGCTCGCGCCGTGATCCTTGAGGATCGCGATCGCCGCGTCCTTGCCCTCGATCGCCGCGTAGGACTTCAGAGCGTCCCGGACCTGGTCGCGTGTGACCCCTGGTCCGTCTGTCTCCTCGGCCTCAGCCTCGGGGGCGGGTTCTTCCTTCTGGGCCGTCGGCTTCTTCGCCGCGGTCTTCTTGGTCGTCGGTTTGGCCGCCGGCTTGGTCGCCTTCTCGGCTGTCTCGCCGAGGCCCTGAAGGAATGAGACGGCCTCTTCGACGGACGATGCGTCCCCCGTGTCGACCAGTAGGTAGATATTAGCCATTGGATGTTCTCCTGTCTGTTTGGCTTCTGTCGGACTTAACGGGATGCAGCGTACGATGCGAAAGTGCTCCCAGCGGACCATTGCTTCCCACCAACAGGGCTCTCGATGGTTGTCCCTATTTTGCCAACCGGACTATGCTCTTAGGACATTAAGGCATAGCCCATACCGTAAAAGAAAGAACCCCAGATGAGCAACGACATACCGACCCGTCCAGAGGACCTGAGACCATATACCGCTGCCGGGTACACCCTGATCCCCCTGTTCCGCTGGGACAGGACGTCCACCCACAAGAACGGCAAGCCCCGCCAGGACGGCAAGAGGCCGATGGACAACGACTGGACCAGGAAGCCCTACCAGAACGCCAAGGCCATCACCCACATGGAGGGGGGCAGCAACGTCGGCGTCCGCCTCGAGGCCAGTCAGCTGGTCATCGACGTGGATCCGAGGAACATGCCGGACGGCAGGGATACGTTCACGGAGCTCTGCGAGGCGGTCGGCCTCGACCCCGACCTCTACCCCAAGGTGGAGACGGGGTCAGGTGGTCTTCACGTCTACATGAGGAAGCCCGCCGACGTCTCCGTCCTGGACAGTCTCGAGGGGTACGACGGTGTGGAGTTCAAGACGAAGGGCAGACAGGTGGTCGCGGCCGGGTCGAAGCACCCGGACGGCGGGATGTACGACTGGGACTTCCTGGCGCCCGACCTCTCAGAGGCGGGCGAGGCGCCCGAGAGGCTCCTCAGCCTGATCCGCCGTCCCGCGCGCGTGCACGCGCTAGGCGGAGGGGGAGGTGAGTACGACCAGGTGGAGGTCGCGAGGATGCTCGACGCCCTGGACCCGGAGGACTTCCGGGACCACGGCGACTGGCTGACCCTGATGATGTCCTGCCACCACGCCTCCGGCGGGGACGCGCGGTCGGAGTTCATCGAGTGGAGCACCAGGGACCCGGAGTTCCAGGACGACGGGTGGATCATCGGTCGCCGATGGGACAGCCTCCACCGCGAGAAGGACGGCCCGACCGTCACGCACAGGACGCTGCACAAGCTCCTCCGCGACGCCGGGAAGGGGGAGGTCATCCCCACCATAGCCGCGGCGGACGACTTCGACGACGACCTGGAGCTCCCCGGGGAGGAGTTCGACCTGGACACGCCGGAACACGAGCGCAAGGGCCCCATGGCCCGGATGAACGACCGCTACTGGGCGGTCAGGAACGGCGGGAAGTTCCGCATCATGTTCGAGGAGGACGACCCGTCCGAGAGGCGCACCAAGTGGGTCTCGATGGACAAGACGAACTTCGTGGACTACCTGTCGAACAAGAAGGTCGAGAAGCTGGACAAGAAGGGCGAGCCGACGGTCGTGCCCCTGTCCAAGGAGTGGCTCGAGTGGGGGCACAGACGCACGGCCCAGGGGGTGATCTTCGACCCGCAGCGGGACTACCCCGGCTACCTCAACCTGTGGCGCGGCTGGGGCGTGGACCCCAGGCCGGGCGACTGGTCGCTGATGAGGGAGCTGATCCGGGACGTGCTGTGCGACGGGGACGAGGAGAGCGGGGAGTTCGTCATCAAGTGGATGGCGTACATGGTCCAGAAGCCCTGGGAGCCGCCGGGGGTGGCGATCTGCTTCCACGGCGACAAGGGCACGGGCAAGTCCACGCTCGGCGAGGCGCTCGTCGAGATGTGCGGCCGGCACGGCCTGCAGGTCACCTCGCCCCGGCACGTGACCGGGGACTTCAACTCCCACCTGATGGACTGCGTGATGCTGTTCGCGGACGAGGCGATCGCCCCCAGTGACAAGAAGGGTCAGGCGTCGCTCAAGGCCCTCATCACCGAGAGGCACATGGCCTACGAGCAGAAGTTCATGGACATGAAGACCGGGGTCAACCGCCTCCACGTGATGATCGCCTCCAACGACGACTGGTTCGTCAACGCCTCGGCCACCGACGGGGAGCGGCGGTACTTCGTGGCACGGGTGAACAACGACCGTCAGGGCGACATAGGCTTCTTCGGCAGGCTCCGCGCCCAGATGTACGAGAAGGGCGGCCTAGAGGCCATGCTGCACGACCTGCAGCTCCTGGACATATCCGGGTGGCAGCCGCGCGGCAGCATCCCGAACTCCACGGCCCTCGCCGAGCAGAAGCTCCGCAACCTGGAGCCGGTCGCCGCGTGGTGGTTCAACGCCCTCGACGCGGGAACCCTGCCCTTCCCGGTGACGGACGAGGAGGCGCTCCCGTCGTGGGAGGAGGGCGAGGTCCGGGCCTTCTTCCAGGACATGAAGGACAGCTTCGAGCAGCACTGTCAGCGGACGAAGATAAACCCCGGGGCGAACAACAGGTCGATCGATCGATACTTCTGGGCGGAGATGCGGAAGGTCTGCCCGAACATGAAGAGCGGGCAGGAGCTGCGGGACATAATTCCTGAGGACCGGTTCGACATCAGTCCGGCCGGGAACAGCTCGCCCCCTCGAGCTCGCTGCAGGGTGATCCCGTCCCTGGCCGAGTGCCGGGAGTACTTCGAGCACGCGTTGAGCAGCCCGGTTGACTGGAATTAAGGCACTTCAGGCATGCTTTGAGCGAAATCCTTTTGGATTGCGAGCGCATGCATGCATTATGATATATATAAATAAATAGTTTAATAGTCTTACAAACACCTGAAAAGTCAAACGGATCAAGGAGTTGAGTCTGTAAGGCTGGAGGCAAATGTAAGCCTACAAAGCCTGACAAGCTTTGCAACTTCCACGGGGTGGTCAGAAAAACGGCCGAAAACGACGAAAGAGACTGGGAACCGGTGCGGCCACCACGTCCGCTATATCTGGGGCCTCACGCACGTGCGCGCGTGTAGCGCGCGTGCGCACGAGGAACGAGGGGTTCCCCCGGTCGAGGGGCGTGGCATCGTACCCCTCAACGACAACCAGACAGGAGACAGTGACATGGCCATGAGCCAAGACCGAGTGAGGTTCTTCCTCCCCTACCGATACTTCCAGACCAGGCCCTCGAGCAACGCGATGAGCAGGGACACCTGCGTCCGCGTCCTCGTCCAGGCCTTCGGCAACACGGCCTGCTTCTGGCGCTCCCAGATGGAGAGGCACACGGACGGCTTCTGGATCCGCTGCCGGCCGAGCCAGTTCGCCCGCTTCATCGTCCACCGCCACGACGCCGACGAGTGCATCAACGGGGTGAAGGACCTTCGCCCAGCGATCGTCGGCGAGCACGACCCCTACCAGCGGGTCGCCGACGCGACCGGCGTGGACCGCAATTCCGTCAAGCGCGTGCTGCTGGCAGCATGCTGGGAGCCCTCGGCCTGCCAGGACGACGAGTTCGACGTCAGCTGCAACCGGCACCGCCCATGAGCAGTGCCGACACGAAGGCTCCAGGGCGAGGTCTCGGGGCGCTACCGTGAGGGACAGACCAGAGGAGACCACCATGAAGCTCAAGAGCGTGCCCATCCAGGGCGACAGGGCCAGGGCGATGACCGACCGCATCCTGGAGATGTACGACGAGACCCAGGCCGAGCGCCAGCGGATGATGCGCGAGTACCAGGAGATGGAGGCCGAGGCGACCCGCACCGGCAACGCGATGATCGAGGAGCTCAAGGCCGAGATGGGCCTCGAGGGCGACTGGTCGATCGACCTGACCTACTGGCGGGAGCACGGCCAGGCCTTCATGACCTCCCCCGACACGACGCCCTCCCTGGACGAGTTCCTGGGGAAGCCCCAGGGCGGAAGGACGCTCAACTGATGCCCCACTGGATCGAGGCCATCCTGGAGGCCATGACGGACGGCCTCGACTGGGCGCTCAGGCGCGTCGGCCTGCGCGGCCTGATCTACCTCTGCGTCACGATCTTCCTGCTCGGACTGGCCACCGCCGTCGTCGGCCCCATCCTGCTCCTAGCCTCGCTAGTCGCTGGCTGACGACGCGCTGGCCTTCACGGCACAGTGCGCGCATGGCAAGACAAACGACCAAAGACACGCCCCACATGAAGGGGCTCCTGACCGAGGCGGCCAAGACGGCCCCCTCCTTCCGGCAGGCCTGTCTCCAGGCGGGGGTCAACTACTCCACCGGCAAGAAGTGGCGGAAGGAGGACGAGGAGTTCGCCAAGGCGCTCGCCATGGCCGACGACGAGCGGCGCGACCACCTCCGCGAGGAGGCCCAGCGCCGCGCCGTCGAGGGCTGGGAGAAGCCAGTCCTCTACAAGGGCGAGATGGTCTACCACCGCGACCCCGTCACCAAGGAGCTGCTGCTCGACGACGACTTCAACCCCATCCCCCTGACGGAGAAGGTCATCAGCGACCGGATCCTCGAGCGCGTCCTGGAGGCGAACGTCCCCGAGTACGCCCGGAAGTCCAGCGTGGAACTCAGCGGCCCGAACGGGGGCGACATACCGACCTCCGTGACGATTAAGTTCATCAAGTCAGACGGGGAGGGCAACCCGGCAGGGAAGGAAGACGAGAGCTACCTGGACTAGGAGACGACAGTGGCAGAGATCAACATACCGGAGGCCTTCGACTTCCTGTTCGAGCCCTCGCGGTACAAGGCTGCGCACGGCGGCCGCGGCTCGGCCAAGTCCCACAGCTTCGCGAGCGCCCTCGTCCTGAGGGGCGTCCAGCGCCCCACCAGGTGGCTCTTCTGCCGCGAGATCCAGAAGTCCCTCGCCACCTCCGTGCACCAGCTGCTCCGCGACAAGATCGACGACCACGGCCTCGGCGCCGCCTATCGCGTGACGAAGGACGGCATCAGGGGGCCGAACGGCACCCACTTCCTCTTCGCCGGCCTGAGGACCAACCCCGACAGCATCAAGTCCATGGAGGGCCTAGACGGGGCGTGGGTCGAGGAGGCCGACCGCGTCAGCCAGGCCAGCCTGGACCTCCTGCTCCCGACCGTGCGGAAGGAGGGCTCCGAGATCTGGTTCTCCTGGAACAGGCGGAACGAGAGCGACCCGGTCGACCAGCTCTTCCTTGGCGGCACGCCCCCTCCGGGGTCGATCGTCCGGCAGGTCAACTGGCGGGACAACCCCTTCTTCCCGAGCGTGCTCCGCGAGGAGATGTACTGGATGAAGGAGCGCGACCGCGACAAGTGGGCGCACGTCTGGGAGGGCGAGCCGCTCAGGCTCAGCGAGGCGCGGGTCTTCAAGAACTGGAGGGAGGACGACCTGGACGACCAGGTCCCGGAGGACTGCGTCGCGCGGTGGGGCTCAGACTGGGGCTTCTCGATCGACCCGACCGTCCTGGTCAAGATGTACCGCTGGGGTCGCACCCTGTACATCGCCCGGGAGGCGTGGAAGATCGGATGCGAGATCGACGACATCCCGAGCCTGTTCGCCGGCTCGGACAGCCACGTTCCTCCCAGGTGGGAGAACAAGAGGAAGCATAAAGGCGTCGAGGGCGTCATGTCCGGCCAGATCGTCGCGGACAGCGCCAGACCCGAGACCATCAGCTACCTGCGCCACCGGGGCTTCAACATCAAGGGGGCCATCAAGGGGGCGAGGTCCATCGAGGAGGGCATCGAGTTCATCAACTCCCACGACGTCGTGGTGCACCCCGACTGCAAGCACGTCGTGAACGAGCTGGACCTGTACTCCTACAAGGTGGACAAGCAGACGGACGAGATCCTGCCCGAGCTCGAGGACAAGGACAACCACACGATCGACAGCATCCGGTACGGGCTAGAGGGCGACCGCCGCTCGAAGAAGCGGAAGAAGATCCACGGCGGATCGGTGGTGGACGGGTCCGGCAAACGGCGGTAGCCGATGCCGTCGTTTCTGGGATAAAGTCGCGGAAACTGCAGTCAGACCGACAGAGGTAAGGGAGCGCGCATGGCCAAGCCGCTAGACAACCTCCTCTCCAGGATACGCGGTGGGAACAAGAAGCCTTCACCAACGAAGACTATCGGCGTTCCGGGCACCGCGATCTGGGGAGGATACATCCAGGAGAAGGAGCTCAACTCCGCCCTGACGGGGTCGGAGAAGTACACGACCTACTCCGAGATCCTAGCCAACACCAGCATCGTGGCGGCGGGCACGAGGTACTTCCTGAACCTCGTCGCCAAGGCCGACTGGACCTTCACGCCCTCCGAGGCGGACACGGACGGCCAGTGGGCCGAGCTGGCCGAGGAGATGCTGACCGACGACCCGGCGACCCCGTGGCACCGCATCGTCAGACGCGCGGCCATGTACCGCTTCTACGGCTTCAGCATCCAGGAGTGGACGGCGAGGCGTCGGGACGACGGCAAGCTGACCTTCGCCGACGTGGCCCCCAGGGCGCAGCTAACGATCGAGAAGTGGGACACCGACGTGGAGGGCAACGTGCTCGGCGCGATCCAGCGCAGCCCGCAGTCCATGAAGGAGCTCTATCTACCGAGGCAGAAGCTCCTCTACATGGTCGACGACACCCTGAGCGACAGCCCCGAGGGCCTGGGCCTGTTCAGGCACCTGGTCGCCCCGTCCCAGCGTCTGGCGCGGTACGAGCAGCTCGAGGGCTTCGGCTTCGAGACCGACCTGCGCGGCATCCCGATCGGTCGCGGACCGTTCACCGAGCTGCAGGAGCAGGTCGAGGACGGCACCATCAGCAAGGAGCAGCGCGTCCAGATCGAGAAGGCGATGCGCACCTTCATCCAGAACCACATCAAGACCCAGTCGCTCGGGCTCCTGCTCGACAGCGCGGTCTACACCAGCGATGACGACAAGGAGACGCCGTCCAGCCAGAAGATGTGGGACATCGAGCTCCTCAAGGGCTCCGCCACCAGTTTCGCGGAGAACGCATCGGCGATCGAGCGGCTCAACCGCGAGATGGCCCGCATCCTGGGCGTCGAGCAGCTCATGCTCGGGTCCGACAGCACCGGGTCCTTCGCGCTGAGCCAGGACAAGACGAACAGCTTCTTCCTCCTGGTGGACGGCACGCTCACCGAGGTCGAGGCGTCCGTGAAGGACGACCTGCTCACCACCCTGTGGAAGCTGAACGGCTTCCCGGAGGAGATGATGCCGACCGCTGGCACGGAGGCCGTCCGCCACACGGACGTCGCCGAGGTCACGGCCAGCCTGAGGGACATGGCCACTGCTGGCGCCACGCTCGACGAGCGTGACCCCGCGATCGAGACGGTCAGGGAGATGCTGGGTCTACCGGCCCGGCCGCCTGAGCTGCTCATGGAGGCCGAGGAGGACGCCGCCCTGGTGGGTGACACCGCGGGGACCGACGGCGACGGACAGCCCGTCGAGGGATCGACGGACGGGGAGGAAGAGCTCCCCGAGGACGAAACACAACAAGGAAGGGAGTAGGCCAGATGGCACTTTCGAAGACCGTACCCGGCTCACTGATCGAGACCGTGGTGAACGACACGACCGCTGACGACAGCGACAAGACCTTCACGATCGACAAGCGCTGGCGTCTTATCAGCATCTTCGTCAGCCTGGTCACGTCGGCCACGGTGGGCAACAGGCAGCTGACCGTCCAGATACTGGACGGCTCAGACGTCGTCTACGAGGCCCACGCCGGCGCGGTGCAGGCGGCTAGCGGCACGGTGGCGTACAACTTCTCAGAGGGCAATGCGCGTGAGACCACGGCGGTCAACGGCGTCCTCGACGTCCCGCTCCCGGGCAACTTCGCGCTGGACCCGACGTACTCGATCCGCGTCTACGACAGCGCGGCGATCGACGCGGCGGCGGACGACATGACCGTCCGCGTCGTGGCAGAGACCTGGAAGTAGGGGTCCACGGCGATGAGCCTAGCGATAATCCCAAAGGACGATGAGAACCGCATAGGCATGGTGCTCGAGCGGGGCGTGGTGACGATCGACAGCATCCACGCCGCGATCCACCGCGGCCGGGCCTTCGACGTCTCCGTGGTGGACTTGGCCCTGCCAAATGACGGCACGTCTGACCTCCTGATCCAGGCCCCGGGCGCGGACATCCGGGCGCAGTTCCTCATCTCGGGAGGCTGCGGCGGCGACGCGCGCGGCGAGATCTTCGAGGCCCCGACGTACAGCGCGGCGGGCGCGGCGGTCCCGGCCTACCATCGCTGCCGCTGCGCGGTCGGGCTCAGCACGCTGCAGTCGACCGTCACCGGCAACCCGACGGTCACGGACACCGGGACCAAGATATACGACACGATCATCTACGGCGGTTCGGGCGGCAACGCCGTCGGCGGGACCGGCGGACTGTCCCTCGAGTTCGGCCTGGCCGCCGACACCGACTACCTGATCCGACTGACCAACATCTCCGGCCAGGTCCATATCGCCAACATGAACATGCTGATCTACGAGCTGGACACGGACGAGTACCCGGTCCCGAACTGAGGATAACCGAATGAGCATCACGACGATCACCATCGAGACGGTGGACTACACCTCCTACGCAAGCGTGGCCGAGGCGGACAGCTACCTCAACATCGACCCGGTCAGGGAGGCCACCTGGGAGGCGCTGACGGACGACCAGAAGGGCAAGTACCTCGTGGCCGCGACGAGGCGCCTCGACCTGCTCACGTGGCAGGGGACGAAGACGGGCGGCGACGACGTCCAGGAGAACGCGTGGCCCCGGACCGGGGTGTCCTACAAGGACGGCTCCGCGGTGAGTACCAGCGAGGTGCCCCAGGAGCTCGAGAACGCCACGATCATCCTGGCCGGCTCGATCGCCCTGGACACGACCAAGGCGGACTACGGCACGAGCGGCAGCAACCTCAGCGAGGTCGGGGCGGGGTCCGCGAAGGTGAAGTTCTTCAAGCCGGTCGCCGGACAGCCGCTGCAGGAGGAGACCTCCTACCAGATGATAAAGTGCTTCCTGGAGGCGTCATCCATCAGCTCCGAGCTGGGAGCGCTATCGTCAGGCACGGACGGGGAGAGCACCTTCGGCGACATTGACAACTGGGGCCTGAGCGAAGGCTACCCATAAGGAATAGGCCATGACGCAGAAACTCTTCGGCCTGGACATAGCCGGCATCGTGGCGGACGGCATCGCCTCGGCCGGCGGCGTCCGGGACTGCACCCTCACCAAGACCACGCCCGGATCCCGCACGCCCGGGAGCCTTACGGCGGGCAACAATCCGGCCACGACGGCGTATAATTGCAAGGGCTTCGTGGAGACGAAAGAAGTACGCCGAGGGGGCACCCTGGTCGGGGAGAACATCTCGGTCGTGACCATCCTCGGGGACACGGTCTCCAGCGGGACCGTGGCGCCGGAAGTGAACGACACGGCCCTGATAGACGGTACCACCTGGAACCTGACTGAGCTAGTATCCGCTGACCCCGCAGGAGCCGTCTACGAGTTCGAGGCGGAGGCCAGCTAGACAGGATGATCGAATGGCACTACCAGCAACAGACCCTGCAAGCCGCCTAGAGGCCTTGATCGACCGGGCGGATCCCAAGCTCCGCACGGCGATCCTCAATGCCTTCGCGGCAGCCAGGGACGAGATCACCGTGGAAAACCTCGTGGCTATGATAGAGGCCGGACGCTTCGAGGACGCCATACGGGCGGCCGCAGCAGCGGGCTCGATCCGGGTGGCCGACGGGTACGCGGCCGTCTTCACCCTGGCCGGGCAGGAGGGCGCTGAGTTCCTGGAGGACGTCCTGGACACGGTCATCGGCTTCGACCAGGTCAATCATCGAGCTGTAAGGACCATGCAGCAGGAACGACTACGCCTCATCAGGAACTTCACGGCAGACCAGAGAGAAGCCACGCGCTC